CGAGTTAGAGAAATCGCTTGCTGAGGCTACTGACCGATACACAAAACTGGAGCGCACCCGCCTAGTGGAGACACTTGCAAGGGATATGGGATTGCCCGATAAGTTTTGGTCACGGGTTCAGGGCAGTACCGATGACGAAATTATTTCGGATATCAACGATATGTTGGAAGGTTTGCCGCGTGCGGAGAAACCCAACGGGGTTCCCTCGCAGTCGCCCAAGGTGAGTGTTCAAGCTACGAACACCGATCCTGAGCTTGAGGAAAACGCAAAGACAATTGTTGATAACATGAATTCCATGTTCGATTTCTGACAATAAAATAAGGATTTATTTAAATGGCTCACGTTTTTGTTAAGCCTAGTCTGGTTGTTCAGACTGCGGTTGAAATTTTGCAGCGCCAGCGGGTGTTGCAGGCTCTAGTTACCACTGATGGTCTTGGCGACTTTGGTGGTTCCGCAAATGACACGATCAATATCAAGATTCCGGCCATTGCTGCGGCGCGTACTCGTACTCTGCGTTCGGCTGATCGGACTCTTGAGACTGATGATCTGGTTGAGTACAACATTCCGGTGACTTTGACAGAGCATGTTTATTCTGCGATTAAGCTCACTGATGAGCAGCGCACTTTGGATATCAGCGATTTCGCCCGTCAGGTTGCGATGCCGCAGGTTTCTGCTCTGGCATACAAGCTGGAAGATAAGATCGCTGACCTGATTGATTCTCCGACTTACGATGAGGTTTTGAGCATCAATCCGGCTGATACCTTCCCGGCGATCATCGATGCCCGTCGCAAGCTAAACGATGCTTCAGTACCGGATCAGAACCGGGTGCTGGTTGTGGGTTCGGCTGTTGAGGCGCAAATCCTCAAGGACGATCAGTTCCGGCAGTTCCAGCAGGCTGGTGACGCGAATGCTCTGCGTCGTGCCTTCCTGGGTGAGATTGCGGGTATGCGGGTTTTCCGCTCCAATGCGATTGATTCAGATACCGCTTACGAGTGGCACCCGACAGCCTTTGTTTATGTGTCGCGTGCGCCCAAGGCTTCTGAGGGTGTTGTTGCCTCTGCCTCGTATGCAGCCGACAACATTGCTCTGCGCTGGCTGGCCGACTGGTCATACGCCGAAATCGGTTTGCGGAGTTTGATCGACGTGTTCACGGGCTACAAGGTCATCACTGAAACTGACGGTGTGTTCCGTCGCGGTGTGAAGATGCGTCTGAGCATCACTGGCATCGAACTGGGTGCAGACTTTGGTGTCACCGCGGCTGCTGGTGCAAACAAGACCAAGCAGCTTAAGGTTCTCGATAGCAACGGCCAGAACGTCACTGCGGGTTGCACCTTTGTTTCGGCTACCCCGGCTAAGGCCACTGTTTCCGCTACCGGCTTGGTGACTGGTGTCGCTGCCGGCACGTCGGTGGTTACCGCTACCTACCCTGATCCTAACCGTGGTGCGGATCGCACCGACACCGTGACGGTGACGGTCACCTAAACTGATGGCAGATTTAGCGTCCGTAGATGACCTTGGGGTCTTAATGAAACGGACGTTCTCTGGCGGCGATCTTGACCAGGCAGAAATGGTGATAGCCACTGTTTCTGCTTGGGCAAGGTCGGTGTCAGGCCAAGCATGGTCTGATCCCGCCGGGGTGCCGTCCGACGTGAAATTCGTTACGTTGTCTGCTTCTCGCCGTACTTTGCGTAACCCTGATGGGGTTGTGTCAGAGGCGATGGGGCCGTTCTCTAAAACCTATGATAAGCCGCCGACGAATTTCTTTTCGCCGGCTGAGTTAGCGATTCTGAAGCGTTACCGCGCTAAGGCCAGCAATGGTCTGTTCACGGTCGGTTTTACTCGCGGCGAGGTTGGAAACGAGCGGTATCTTGGGCACCTGTTCTTTAACAGGCATGACGATGATGATATTGGTGGTGACCCGTTCCCCTGCTATTGGCCTGGTGATCCCGGCTTTGAGGAATCGTGGCATTTCGGTGATTAGCTTAGAAACTGAACCCGTGACGGTTGTTCGGGGCGAGAATGATCGTAAGGGCAACGCGAATAGGACGCCGCAGGCTGTTGTGGATGTGGCGTTTGCGTGGGGCACTTCTGGTCGCTCTACTGGGCGGTTTACGTCATCGAATGATCGGCAGGAATCTGCGGATATTACGTCGCAGGTTTATGTTCCTTATGGCGGCGATATTCGGGCGAGGGATCGCATTGAGCGCAGTAACGGTGAACGATATTCTGTTATCGGGCATCCTTTATGGTGGCAGCCTAACGAGTTAGAGGTTTTCGGCTCGCGCTGGGTTGTGTTTCAAGTGGAGGCAATGAATGGCTAAAACCTTTCTGTACGACGTTAATGTGTATCGGACTAGTCCTGCATATTATGTGGCGATGAACAGTGTGCCTATGTCGCGCCTGCTGCTCGCTAAGGGCAACGAGGTTGTTGTTCTTTACCGGGCTAGGGTGGGCAAAAAGACCGGAAGGCTCGCTGCTTCTGCTGACGCAAACGTGCGTGTTGGTGGCAAACGCAATGACCGCATCATTGGTGTGGTCACTGTGGCCGACAATACTACGGTTGCCGATTGGAAGGGCAAGGACTTCTACTACGGCGAATACCATGAAGAAGGAACGCTCAATAGCAGACGGGCAAAGCGGCGCACTAGTGAAGCTCGCCGCCCAAGGCCGGGATACCATGAATTGCGTGAAGTGACGCAGGAGTGGAGGATGACTTAATGTCCTTATCCCTGCCGGCTTGGTATGACAACAATTTTGTCGATGTTGAGTCAATGCTGATTGACCTGTTCACCCGCATATTGCCGGATGTCGAATCGGGTTGTTGGTATGCGGATGATTGGCTAGATGATCCTACGCCCGATCCGCAATTGCTGTTCTTCCGGCTGCCCGGTGCCAGGGTTGACTACGACAAAAATTCGGACGTATGTCACGTTCAGGTTGTTGCTTTAACGCCATCTAGGGATGACTCTTGGCGGTTGATGAGCTTTGTCCGATCAATTATGTTGCCCATGAAGGGTTTCTCAATTGAAATGTCGGATGGGTTTAACGCCCATGTGTGGTGTACGGATGATGTTGCTGGGCCGCAGTTGCTGACACCTGGACAACAAATAGACACCCGTGTCATCACGTCGGTTTTTAGTTTAAGGGTCGGTTTGCGGAGCCGCAAACGCTACGATCAAATCATTGCGGAACTGTGAGTCTGCATTACATTCAAAGGATAATTTTTCTCCATGCCAAATGATATTTCTAGTTACAAGGGTGCGGTTGCCGACTTGGCGCTCGCCCCACTTAACCTTACGGTTCTCTTGGCTCCGTATTCGGCTGCTGCCGCATCGACCCTTGAGAGTCCTACTACGGGCGAACTAACCATTCCCTCGCAGTATCAGTCTGTTGGACATTTTTCCAAAGAGGCTGGCCTGAACATTATGACCGATATGTCCTCGCAGGATATTGAGGCTTATGGTGAGGCCGATCCGATTCGGACGATCATTTCTCGCCGTAAGACGAGTTTCGATTTCTCCATGTATCAGAATCAGCGCAATGTGCTGGAACTGATTTGGGCTACCGATTTCTCGTCGGTTAACCCCACCTCGTTTGGTGGTGTTGTGTTGCAGGCACCCGGCAAGCCGGAAAACAAGCTGTACCGGGCCGCTATCGTCGGTCAGGATGACCGCGACGGCAAGAAGGTTTGGATTTACTGGCTGTTCCCGAAAGTCAAGCTGGATTCGGTTGACAATCAAACCCTTAATGATGATGGGGTTTTGGAATACAAGCCGACTCTGGTGGCCTTTAAAGACGACACGCTCGGCTATTCGGTTGCTCAGGGATTCGCTGGCCCCGGCTGGCGCGACGTGGTGGACGAGGCTGGCTTCAAGGCTGCCCCGACTTCTATCACTGTCACTCCTGCCAGCCCGATTGCGCTGACTGTCGCTGCGGGTGTCGGCAAGACCAGCCAGCTTGTTGTTACCGGCAACAACGGTATCAACCTGACCGACAACTGCTTCTATCAGGTCACTGGTACGGGCAACCGGGTGACCGTTTCTTCAACCGGTCTTATCACTGCTGGTTCGACTGCGGGTACTGGCACCACGGTTACGGTTACCTACGGCTCGCTCACGCCTGTCGTGGTTACCACCAACGTCACCTAAGAGTGAT